CACTGTGCCTTTTGTAAGATCCACAGTATAGTCTGTTTCTGCAGTAAGTATTTCCGTTGTTCCGTCTTCCTTTACGCTTTCAATCTTGTCCACGCTTGTAATTTTTGTATTGCAAAGCTTATATACAGTGTCTTCTTCTGTACCGATAAAACCTTCCTGTCTCTTGTCAGTAAGAAGATTAACCGGCATAATCATACCGCCGTCTTCGCCTGATGGCTTGCTTCCCGACAACACTTTCGGCACATAGGCGTTCTCGCACACGTCTTTCACTTCTGTTCCGTCAAACACAAGATATTCTCCGCCTGTTAATATATAAAGTCTGCTTCCGTCTTCCTTTTGTGCATAAAAAGCAGTGCTCTTATGGTTTGTCACGCCTTCATAAAGCACCTCAAATTCTTCGTCATTCCACTTGTAAAGCTTTGTTCCGCCATGGGCAATAAAATACTCTTCACTGCCAAATTCCGCATGGAAAAGTCCATTTACAGGCTGTTCTATTGTGTGCAGTGTTCTCCATCCAAGTCTTTTTTCCGGCATACCTCCGGTATCGCTTATAAGGTTCGGTGCATAAGGGCTTCTGCTGTCTTCAACAAGTGAAGGGTCCACACTGAAGTCCACTCCTCTGAATTTGCCGTAAACAGATGTTTTCTTTTCAACAGATCTTCTCTGTACGTTATTAACTAAGCTCATACTTCACACCTCCTACAGCCTTATTCCGCCATACACGCTTATTCTCGGATACTGATTTCTTCTGGCTGTAATCGCATCTATAAGGCCGTTATATCTTGCCACATATGTGCTGTAAAGCTCAGGTTCATCATTTATGCAAAGCCCTGCACAAATGCCATATACAAGTGCTTCCTGGGCTTCTTCGCTTATTTCAGGCTTTTCTGTAAGGGCTGTTTCATCAGTAACCCTCTTCGGATATGCATTGTATTTCATAATGTACTCTCCGCTTTCAGCTTCAACCGTTCTGTCGCCGTTATCCTTGAATGACACTCTTTTTTCTCCTTCGCCAATAAGTTTCAGCACCTCATAACAGTCTTCCGGAAGCGCAATTTCTCCATTTACACTTTCAACCATTTTTCTCTTAATAATAGGGCTTACAAATGTTGCAAGTTCCCTCTGACAGCTGTCAGCACATTCATATATCTTATTTTTATAGTCAGCCATATTTGTCTGAAGCGTACCGTTTTCAGCTTCATCCAGGGCAACTATAACCTTTTTAAAAATATCCTCCCAAGTCATTTAATTCCCTCCCACATAAAAAGGCAGTGCTTTTACACACTGCCTTTCTTGATTATTAAACTTTTTCTTATGGAAGCTCTACTGCAGCCACCTTAATTGCTGTACCGCCGTTTACAATAAGCTTGCCTTTGTTTTCACCATGTACGTTAACAAACTTACCGCTTTCAACCACGATGCATTTCTTTTCATCTGCTTTAAGTGCTACTTCAAGGTCTTCTGTACCCTGAAGGCCATTGCCGGCTAAAATCTTTGCTGTTGCCGCTGAACCGGCTTCAAGAATTAAAAGAATTTTACCGTCTTCCTTGCCTGTGTAGTCAACTGCACAGCCATCTGTCGCACTTGACATTGCAACTGCTGCAGGAAGTGCACCTGCTTCATTGAATTTAAGTTTTGTATTTGTAATTGCTACCTGACTCATTATTTACACCTCCATTACGCCTTATGTGCCTTGATTACATAACATTCTTTAGGTCTAACCATTTTGCCGCCAAATGTATCAAGACCTTTAACTGCATCACTGAAAAGGCCTTCTGGTCTGTATGCTTCTGTCTTGTTGATACCGTTGCAGAAAGCATATGCTTTGCTTGTCTTGATAATCATGCAGTCATCTGTACCGTCATTGTGGATAAATGAACTCATCTTCACCTTTGCATTGTTATACATACCTACAACGCCTTTTGCAATAAGTTCATCGTTGTCTGTTTTAAGAGCAACAAGTCTGTTTTTGAAAAGGTTGTAGAACCAAGGTGTTACATAAATTGTAACCTTGTCTTTGTTTGATACACCATTTTTCCAAAGATATTCAAATGCAGCGTCAACCGCTTTAACTGCCGCTTCTTCTGTTGTAACTGCTGTTGATGCACTCTTACCGCCTGCTTCTTTTGCAAGCCATTTGCCAATAAACTTGTCTTCTTCTTCAGCAAGGCCTCTTGTGCTTTCTTCCATAAGTGCAGGCATAAGGCCTTCTTTAGCCTGTGCATCATCTACGTCATCAACCATAAAGTTAAAGAACTTAGCCTGGTCAATTGTAAGTGTCACACTGCTGTCTGGCACTGCTTCAGGTGAACCAATGTCTGTGCCTTTGTAATCGCCGATAGTAGGTCTGCCAACGCCAAGAATTTTAACAGTCTTGCCTTTGCCCACTTCACCTTCATACTTGTAATCACAGTCTTCTTTGAAAACTGTAAATTTCTTTAATTCGTGTTCAATATACTTACTCCAAATTGTTGGTTTAAAATTTGCATAACTCATTTAAGTCACTCCTTTCTTCCTTACATCCACGGAGCGTGCTGAATGGTTTTTTCTGCACGCTTTACGCCTTTAGGCGGTTAGTGGATGCCCTTACATTAATTCTTCCTTACGCCTGCTTTGTCAGAATTTTGCTTCGCAAAACACCTACGGTGCCCTGTTTCTTCGGGTTCTCCGTAGCACGAGCGAGCAAATCCTTTTGCAAGCCGAGTGCTTCAGTGCTTTGCACGAGAGCAAGCGCATGTGCCCCAATAGAGCACATTTAAATCATCATTTCAATTTCGTCATACTTCTAATTGCTTTCTCCAAAACCTTAGGGTCATCGAGTTCCGAATTGAGTTTATCCAATTCATCACTCGTAAAGAAATCCCTTTCAACTTTGGTCTTCGCGTTAACCTTACCTATTGCCGGAGGCGGTGTAACTTTCTGTGCATCTCTTACACCCTTAATTGCGTTAAAGGCCACTTCTGTACTAACGCCCTGGGCTCTGAGTGCAAAAAAATCACGTCCAAGCTCATTAAGATTCTTCACATTAGGGTCAAGCTTCTGAACTGTTTTAAGATCTTCATCAAAAACTCTCTTGGCTTCCCTCTGCCTGAATGCAGCATTCTCATTTCTAAGTTTCTGAATGTCTGCATCTTCCCTTGCTTTTGCTTCTCTCGCACTGCGTATTTCCTCAACAGACTTTCCGCTTGTATGCGCTTCAATAGCATCAGCAATTTCATCAGGTGTGTTTCCGTTAAAACCAAAATGCTGCATAGCACTTGAAAGACGTGTATTCTGAGCTCTCAAAACCGCTTCATTACGCCTTTTTTCTTCAAGTTCACGTCTCATTCTTGCAAAGGCTCTGTCAGCATTTCCTGTTGGAAAGCCGCCTTCGGTGTCCGAATGTCTTTGCGGTGCTGCATCAGAATTATCATTTCCTGCCTCTTCAGTTCTAACTTCTTCATTTATGCCAGGTTCAGCGACCTCCTGGTTTTCTTCGCTTCCGACTGTTTCAGGTTCGGCGGCCTCCTGAACTTCTGCGCCTAAAAATTCTTTTTCGTCCATATTTTTCACCTTGTATCTTTCCCATACATCTGTATGTTGAAATTCAAATTATATCCTTCTGCCCCAAACCGCTTCCGTTGTAGTTATTTATGTTTTCAAGAAGCGTGTCCGTTCTCTTGTCTCTTATCTTCTCAGCTATTGTTTTCGGTCTTCTCAATATTGGCTTATTCTTGTTTTCATCAATTTCCTTGCCTTCTGAAGCTCTCTGACCATCTGAAAAACCAAGTCTGTAAATCTCAACAAAACCTATGCCAACAAGAAGAATCATGCCAATTCCAAATCCAATCTCCAACATTATGCTCTACCTCCTAACTTCTGTGTTGCATCCATAAGATACCGGCTTGTCTGACCAAGCTGTTTCTTCAGAGTTTCATTTTCAGCACTCAATGCTCCGTTTTCTTCGTCCAGCTTATAATTTCTTTCGCCGCCGCCACTTTTAAGTTTTACTGTTGCATCCTGAAGAAGTGCAGCAAGCTGCTGGTTCTGTGCCATATACTGCTCGTTTTCTTTCTTCAGGCTTTCCATCTGCATCTGAATCTGCTGCATCATCTGCTGTTGTTGGGCTCTTTTATCAATAATTTCCTGAAGCTTATTCTTTGGTGCAGCTCCGCCTTCCGGAAGTGCAGATACCATTTCTTCAAAGCTTATTGCCTGTGCCTGCCAATAGTTTGTAAGGCTCTGTTCTTCCGCATAAATGCTGAATGGATTTGCCTTGCTTACGTCAATTTTCACATCAACCTTAAGCTTCTGAAGTGTTGCCGCATCGATTCTGTTAAGTGTCGGTTCAGGGTTTAATGGGTCCATGCTTTCTTCCTCAAACTCAATGCCGTCCTGTTCATAACAAACCCAAAGGTCAAACCACAAATAAGCCAGGTCTTCCACAAACTGACTGTATCTTGCAACCTGTTCATTAAGCGGAAGTGCCGTCTGGTCTCTTACTGCCATAATAGCTGTGCCGCTTGCCTGTGTAGGGTCTATTGAACCTGTTGCACTGTCTCCCGCACCGGCAAGTTCTCTGCTTAATGTCAGAAGTTCGTCACTTAAGTTTTTGGCATCAGGGCTTATCTGTGCAGGGCTAAGATAGCTCACAAGCTGATTTACTGCCTGGGCATTGCCGTTATTTATTGCAATCTTACCTCCTACCACATCAAGCTCATCAGGGTTATTCACAAGGTTTTCTGCATATGCAAGCATAGGGTACGCCGTATTTTTTACAGCTATTGCACGTCTTGCAAGGGTCTTGTTTATTTCTATCTGGTTAGGAATTAAAAACTCAACTTCGCCGTTGCCTCTTCCGCTGCCTTTTTTGTCATCCCATATAAAATTGACAATGGGATAACTCTTCAGTGCAATATCTGTTTCCTGTCCGTTTCTGGTACATTTAAGTGCCTCTTCAGGCTGATATATTACATTCTGTGTACTTCTTGAAATATGTACTATGCCGTCTTTTTTCGTCATATACAAAAGGCTGATGCACTTTCCGTCCTTCTCGCTATAATCAACTTCCATTCTGTCGCCAAGCTGATCCTGTCTTTCCTCATCGGAAATGATAAGGTCAATTTCTTCTTCAGAACATCCGTTTTCTCTCGCTTCTGCCTTAATATCCTCAACAAATCTTCTTTCACGAATGATAATGTACTTCTGACTCTGAATATCACTGCTCTGTTCGTCTGCAAGAAATATGTTTACGTTGTCAATAAGCTGGCTCTGACTTACATCTGCACCCTCACCAAAGTATAAATATGAATCACCCTGTATGGCCGCATCCTTTATCACTTTCCAGCTCATGCTGTCCATCTTGCTCTTTTCCCACACACGTGCAAAATACTTGCCTAAAAGACTGCAGGCTTCATTCGCACCGGCAATTGTGCTGTCAAGCGGACTGTAAACAGCCGTCATTCCATTATGCGCAACCATGGCCACTTTATACTTAACAACACTCTTGATGAAATTAAGGCTTGGAAGCTCTTCTCCGCCGCTTTTAAGACCATTCCACTGATCTCCGCTGTAAAACCTGTGCGCTTTGTCAGTTCGGTCTGTAAGGCTTATCTTGTGAAGATAGTCAACACCTCTTTCATATTTCTGCCATATGTCCGTTTTCTTATCCGGCTCGTCATATTTTCTGCTCAATTAAACCACCGTCCTTCGTCCCTTAAGCGGGTTCGCTTTAGGTTTTTCAAATTCAAAGTTATAATGCTTTTCTTCATTTCGCTTTCTCGGCGGTCTTGCAAACACAAGACTGTACCTTGTAGCATCTATGCTGTGATTATTCTTATCGGGAAATCTAGGTATAAAACCGTCATTTCCGTCACTTTCAAGCTCATATTCATAAAATTCTTTTTTCGTTTCAGGGCATCTTATAGGGTCAATAATAATTTCTTCCATGTCCTGAAGCATCTTTATG